AACTAATTCATATTTAGAATACATAAGAGATGAATTAGGTACTCGATGAGAAGCATTAGCTAAAGGCAAAAATACAAAATCTTCTTCAATAACTAATGGGTTTTGTTCTATATAAAATTCTTTTTTAGGAAAATTAGATTTCATATCTACAAACTCAATATCAGGAGAATTAATATAGTCTTGTAAGTACATAACATGAGATGCTAAAGGCCATATTACTCTATATCCTTTATTAGCAAAATGACGTCCTATTCCCTGGCAAAAGAATACATCGCCTATTCCTAATGGTTGAAATATTAAACATATGCGTTCTTTATTTGTGTCGCTCATATCCGATTTTTATTTCTGAAAGATTAGTATTAAAAAATTTCGATTGTAATTCTTTTTTAGCTAGCATTCTTTGATAATTACATTTATCTACATAACTAGCAGGTACCGAGTCATCTTTAGCTTTATCTACTGCATCAAAGGTTAATTTATTAGCCTCATAAACATCATTATATTCAGGTGATGATAATATTGTTTCTACAATTTCTGTACCTAAATTTTCTGTTAAATCATTTTTAGCAATTTGTAATGTTTCTAATGGAAGATAACCATTATTATATTTCAAATGCAAAATGGAGTAATAATCAAAAGCATATGCTTCGTCAACTGTTATTTTTATCATTTTATTTATTTTTAAATCCAACCATGTATATCTGATAATCTAGTACCATCAGTAGATGTTATATTTGTTTTTGGTTGGTGTAATGATTGGTGATATTCGATCATTTCGTCAATCATTGATTCAAAAGTATAATCTGGTTCCCATCCTAGTTCTGTTCTTAGTTTTGTTGAGTCACCTTTTAAATGTCTAGTTTCTTCAGGGCGACTATATTTTGAGCTTACAGAGACATATTGTTTATAATCTAATCCTAATTTGTTAAAAACATATTCACATAAGTATCCAATTGAATTAGTCACGCCTGTGGAACAAACGTAATCATCAGGATGAGTATGTTGTAATATCATCCACATTGCTTTAACGTAGTCTTTAGCACTTCCCCAATCACGACTTGTAGATAATGTTCCTAATTCAAGTTTATCAGTTAAACCTAAAGATATCTTAACTGCTTCTCTAACTACTTTACTTGTTACAAAATCTTCACCTCGTCTTGGAGATTCATGATTAAATAGTATTCCATTAGAAATAAACAAATTATATGAATTGCGATAGTTAACACACATATTATGTGAAAATACTTTAGCTACAGCATATGGATTGGCTGGTTTAAATGGTGTTGTTTCTCTTTGGAATCCATCATCATCAATTGAATTACCATACATTTCAGATGTTCCTGCTTGATATACTCTAGCATTAGGAGCATAATTTTTTACTGCTTCTAATAAATTTAATGTACCTAAAGCAGTAATATTCGCTGTTAAAATTGGGTTTTCGTAACTAACTTTTACATGAGATTGAGCAGCTAAATTATATATTTCATGAGGTTGGGATCGTATAATAGCATTTTGTAATGAAGATAAATCAGTTAAATCAGCATATATTAAGTTAACTTTATCTAAAATATGTTTTATATTATTTGTATTTGAAGTTGATTGTCTTCTAACTATCCCCCAAACTTCATAATCTTTATCTAACAAAAACTCAGCTAAATAAGATCCATCTTGTCCCGTAATTCCAGTGATTAATGCTCTTTTTTTCATTTATATAATTGTTTATTTATCCATTCAAATGTTTCATTGATTCCTTCTTGTAATGGTCGATCGAATATAATACCCATTTTTTCCAAATACAAAGTATTATCAGAATTTCTTCCTCTAACTCCTATAGGACATTTAAAGCCATACTTCTCAATAAATTCTTTTCCATCAATGTTTTTTACGTATGCTCTTTTATCAGCTGCTTTAATAGCCATTTCAGCTAATTGATTAATAGTAACCATTTCTTCAGAACCAATATTAACTGGGCCTTGGAACGAATCTTGTCTCATAAATGTGAGAAGGGCATTTATACAATCGTCAATATAAAGAAATGAACGTGTTTGTAATCCATCACCCCATACTTCAATTTCGTCATCCATTAATACCTCAGCTGCTTTACGACACATAGCTGCTGGTGCTTTTTCTTTACCACCATTCCAAGTTCCGTATGGGCCAAATATATTGTGGAATCTAGCTATACGAACATCTAAATTATAATTTCGATTAAATGCTAAAAATAATCTTTCACTAAATAATTTTTCCCATCCATATTCTGAATCTGGATTTGCCGGGTATGCACTTGATTCTTCACAGTTAGGATTATCTGGGTCTAATTGATTGTGTTCTGGGTACATACATGCTGATGAACTATAAAATACTCGTTTTGCTGATTTTTTAGTTGCTTCATGTGATATATTTAAGTTAATTAATGCTGAGTTATGCATCACATTAGCATCATTGTTTCCGGTAAATATGTAACCAGCACCACCCATATCAGCTGCTAATTGATATACTTCATCAAATGAATTTAATTTATCATCTTCTGATGTTTGGTTTGGAGCCATCATAATTCGACTCACTAAAATAGGATCTCTTAAATCACCTTGAATAAATTCGTGGCATATTTCATCTTCATTGAAATACTCATGTTTTTTAATATCTACTACTCTTACCCAAAATCCTTCTTCTTTAAGGCGTTTAGCTAAATGTCCTCCAATAAAGCCTCCTCCTCCAAGTACTAAGGCTGTTTTTTTAATATCTTGTTTTTTCATAATTTATTATAAAAGTCGTTTTGTTTTTCTTGTCTTGATATATGTTTATAATGATATAAAGAATATTCTTCAAGTTCTGGTAGGAAAGCGTATGTTTTATATCCATCTAATATTTCGTGTATTTTATTTTTCCATTTAATATTAGGAGTATTTTTATATATTCTCCATTGATAATCAGGAAATTGAATCCACCCTTTATTATTTTGCTTCCAACCCCATGCTTGTAAATGTTGGGGGGTTATTCCTTCAACAATATTAATTCTAGGAGTTAAAATAACATCAGATTGAGAACTAGATAATATGTTTGGAAGTGCTCCTAATAACTCTTCATTAGGTAACTCGTCAGCATCAATTTGAAAAATATAATCACCAGAACACATTCTTGTCAATTCATTTTTCCAATCAGCGAAATGACCTTGGAATGTACTTTCTTTTAAGATAATAAAACCTTCAGAAGAATATACACTTAATTGATATAATAATTCTGGGGAAGCTTTTGGTTTATCTAATAAAACACAAATTTCATCTATAAGACGTTTATATTGATGGAGGAAATCAATTAAACGTTTGGCTTCCTCCAATTCATTACAAACTGTGATTGCATAACTAATTTTCATATAACCTAAATATACTAAATTTATCCTATCAAACCAATATATTCTAAAGCATCAATAAATTCTCTTTCTTCAAAGTGTTGGATAGTATTCATATCCATTCTCCATTCATAAAATTTACCTGGTTGTTTTGGGATTGGGTATTTGGATTTTTCTTCTTCGGTTACGGGGACTGCCTTCACCGCTGCCCATTTCCATTCTCCTGCGTTGGTTCCATTAGCAAATACCATGCCTTTTTGAGGTTCATTAATAGTTTGAGGTAACCACACTAGTTCTGTTGATTTATCTTTCCAAGCTAAATCTTTATATAATTCTGGAAGGGTTTCCATCTGTTCATTATAGAAGTCATTATTCTCTTTCATTAAACTATTAGTCCAATATCCACAAGACAAAGACATCCAGTTTGTAATCTCAGGTGTAACCTGTGTTTCATAACACAAGTCACCTCCTGATTTAGGGCACATAATAATTTTATCCATTATTTTCTATTTTTTGTAATTTTGGTAATTCAATTTTCTTTAATTTAGGTAATTGTAACTTAACTTCTTTTGGGAACTCAGGAATATTATTAGCAAGTATTTCATCTACTTTATCCTTCATTTTATCCCAACTAAACTCAGTTTTACTTTTATGTGCTTGGCGTTTACCACCATCGATATATTTTTTATAATCTTCAAACATATCCTTAATAGTTGTACCAGCATGTCCTGTATCTATTGAGAACCATTGTGATTCTTTTAATAACCATTGGTTAGCAGCACTTGGGTGAACATTAGTCAATTGTCCGGGCAACATGGTTGTGAATTCAGGATTTAAAAAATCAGTATGGCCACTCCAATTAGTTGTAATAATTGGTTTTTTAGTTAAACTAAATTCAAGTAATGGTCTACCATATCCTTCACCTTTAGTTAAATTAACCATCGCTTTAATTTTAGGATGATTATATAACTCATTCATTTCAACATCTGTAAATTCACCATGTAGTAGATAAATGTTAGGTAAATCTTTACTATTAACAGATTTAGCAATTAATTTAATTTTCTTTAAAATATCATCTCGGTCAATATATGAAGATCCCATTTGAGATGTTTTTAAAATTAACGCTGGTTTGTCTTTTTTATTCTTGAATACTTCAAAGAACATTTTAATTAATAAACCAACATTTTTTCTATCTTCACCTACATCTCCATTAATCCAATGACCAACAAATAAGAAAGCAAATTTTTCTTTAATATTATTTAATTCACTAAATGAATCTATCTTATCTAGTACTTTATAAATTTCAATATCCGCACCCTCAAATAATACTTTAATTGGTTTTTCAACTTTAACTTCACCAATAGTTTGATTAGTACGTTGATCTACTTTTTGTAATACTGTATTTAAAAATACTTTTTTAGAGTGTTCAGATGAGACTAATGTTAAATTCATCCTATTAATTCCCTCAATCCAATCACCTGGAGCTATAGTAGTTTCAACACCAGCTGTCACACCAATATTAAATTTTCCAATTGGTTGGAATTCACTTGGAATAGTGATTTGCATCCAAATCTCAGGTTGTTTAGGTAATTGAGGTTGATTCCAAATATGCTTACCTAAAAACTCCCATTCTGGGTTGTTGTCGATAAATCCCCAAGGTGTATTACCCCACATTTGTGGTATAATTTTAACATCATATTTATCCAATTGGATAATTGCTCTAACTAGATCTCGAGAGCGTGCTCCATAACCACTATAAGTGTCAATAGGGCAGGAGATACAAAATAACGGTTTGTTTTCCATAACTGTTTAGTATACTAATTTATGAGGTGCTACTTTATCTTTAGTCTCATTTGTGTTTATAAATTCATATTTTTCTCTTGGCTTCCAAGTTTTAAATAACTTATCTAAGGTAGTAATTACTTTTTTACCCATATTAGAAGCTGTGAAGCCTGCTTCATCTGATAAAGCCCACTCACGTCCTTTAAGACCTAATGCTTTTCTTTCTTCTTTAGACAACTTATAAATATTCATAATTTGTTCAGCTGCATCTTCAGCATTACATCTGTCATCCCAAATATAAGGTGTTAATGGAGAACCTTGAATTGATCGGTTAGTTGGATATACGGGGAATGCCCATTCACCATGTTCTTTATATTTACCAGTATGGTTAGAAGGAAACTCAGCATCAAAATCAATCCATTTACCTTTTTTACTAAAACGCATTTGGTCTTGCATTCCACCAGTTACATTAGCAATGATTGGATTACCTACTAACATTGCTTCAGTTAAACTTAATCCCCATCCTTCATTATTAGTTAATAAAATTTGAGTATCAGTGCTGTTATAAAGTAAATTCATTACTTCAGGTGAACCATACTTATCAGAATAAATAATATTATATTTAGTATCACTACCAAATAACATTTCTTGTACCGCTGCTAAATCTGTTCCATTATCATCTACTACCTGAGTATGTAAAACAAACACACATTTTTTTGCTTGTTCTTCAGTTAATGAATCAATAAAGATTTTATAAGCAAACATTGCGTCTGGAATTTGTTTACGACGAATGTTTCTTGAGTTAAAGAATAAAGCAAAATCATATTCTTTGCCTTTAAATAAATCTTTCTTAAATGCTTTTAACTCCTCATTATTCTGATCAAGCGGTTTAAAAGTATTTTCGTTTAGACCATGAGGTACATATTCAATAATTTTACCTTTAGCTTTATCACCTAACACTAATTCATTGATGTTTTTAGTTTGTTTTGAAATAGCTAATAAAGCATCACATGACTCATAATAAGGCTTATTGTACATTGGTGCTGGATAGTCATCCCAAATGTTCAAGTAGATGATAGGCATTTTTCTTCTGATTTCATTTTCAATTTGAAATAACCAAATAAAATATCTTGGATCAGTAATTAAGAAAATAGCATCTGGCTTTTCAACGCTTATTAGTTGTCTAATCATACGAGCATCACCATATCCATTACTTGGGTATAGAATAACTGAGCTGTCAGTTAACCCAGTGCTGGTGTTAGTATCTGCGCTTAGATCCAGACGTTTGCCTTGTTCTGGGTGGTTAATTGCTCCACCAACATTTACCCAGTTGAAATGTTGAGCTGTGTTTACTACTAATTCTCGAGCGACAGTAGCTACACCTGAGTGTACTCGGATGTCGTCGCAAATCAGTAAGATTTTTTTCCTCTCATTTTGAGGAAGGTAACCAAAACTTTGATTCATAAAACTTTTTTTTATCGATTTAAATTATTGTGATTGTGAATTGATTTTCTAAATTCATCATCTGTAAGATATAAATGGACTGCTCGATCTACAAGCTTTTGTAAAGAAAATTTATGCTTTACACAACTCATTTTAAAATCCTCGAACAAATCACTCTGTACTTTTACAGATGTTAATGTTAATTCTTTTTTATCCATAGCTTTTATTATTAATATAACGTATATAAATATATATAAAATAGCTATTTATTACAGAGTTCTTTATTATTGTTGAAAGGACAGTATTGGCAATTTTTATTTGGTGTTACAGGATGAGTTACATTTCTATATGAACCATCATGATTAAAACATTGTTCTAAAAAATTATCCAAAGCAGTAAGTGCTTTTTTCATTTTAATCTTACCACTTGCAGGTACAACTTCTTGAATTCGACTTTGTTTAAATAAACTTTCTTCCCATATTTTTCTTTTAAGGACAATAAACTCAATATCAATGTCATCTTCAGGTATGTTATATTGTTTACTGTAGAAGTTTTTGTAAAATATTAATTGAAATTGTTTACCTTCATCCTTTTTAGCGTCGTCATTCCATCCACGAGTAGATGTTTTAAAGTCAATTATTTTGTGTTTACCTGTGGCTTCATTGTATAAAACCAAGTCTAAATATCCTTTATATAACATACTAGGATAAATAGGATTTGGGTTTATAACTATAGGTAACTCAACTTTAACTAAATGCCAGTCTCTTTTACTAAAATGAGAACCACGGTTTCGTTTAAAGTAGTTTAAAATATTAAGACCGTCTTCGTAAAACTCTCCCATTTCAACTGGGTCACTAAAATGTACTTTCTTATTTTTAGCATATTCCTCTCTATATGTTTTACCAAATTCTTCCTCAAACATTGTCTCTATATCAAACCTATCAGCAGCCGCTCCACTTTCCTCATACATTAAAGTTAAATAATGTTGGATTGTAGTGTGCATTGCTGTTCCAAATACAGTATGGATTGTGGGTTGATATTCGTTTAATCCTTCTTTATATAATAATTCCCATTTATGAGGACACTCATTATAGATAGAAAATTGACTATACGAAATCGTTTTTTGACTCGCATAGTTAATTTCTTGAGGAGTATGATTCCTGATCGTTCTTACTATGAACGGTGTTCTTTTACTCACTTTCCTGCTTTATTGGGGTCAGTTACTTCTTGAATAAACTGTTGTTTAAGTTTTTCTAGATACAAGATAGCATCCATATGCTCTTGTTTCGCATGTTCAATCCAATCTAGTAAAGACAAATCTTGTCTATCTAAATCAGTGCCATACTTTTTCTTACCTGTCACACTTCGATCTTCGAACTGTTTGATTATTGACGCAACTATACTATCCATTTTTTAATAACTTTTTTTGTTCTTTTTCATCAACACCCATTTTGTTTAGAATGTCTTTAACACCATTTTCTCTTAAAATATCAATATATTCATTTGCTTCTCCTAAAGAACACTCATAGTAAGAGGCTACATACCCAAGCAATTTTTCTTGCCTTTTCTTTGTAGATGATTTGATGTATTTTAGAAACATTTTTTTCCTGGGTATCATATATAAATATATATTATATATTTTTTCTTTATCAGTATATGGAAAAGTCTGTACTAAGTTTACAAACTCTATATACTCAGGATTCATACTGAGGAAGCGATGAATCATATATGGTTCAAATGATTTTTTATCTTCCTCAGTAAATGAATTCCAGGGTTGTTTATCGTAAGTAATCTGATTGAGCCAATCAAATATTTTCATACTCACTTCTAAACTCTTTAGGTAACATTTCTACTAATACCTTACCTGTTTTTACATCATAAAAACATGGGATTGGCATAATAGCGTCTTCAGCTGTACCAGCTAAGAACTTAGATACCTTTCGCAAAATAACACCTTCAGCAAAGATATGATTTCCTTCTGGTGATGTGATAGCCACTGTTTGGCTTGGGTCAACTTTAACGTTGAGCTGTTGTTGGTTTTGTTCCATATTAATTGTTAATTATTTTTAAAATTGAGGCTATTAAAGCACAAACATTGATTTCTTTATCGATTCTGAAGTTAGCATGGTACATATAGCTTTCTATTTCAATGACAATCATTGCTTTGTTGATATCATTTTTACCATATTCATCTAAACTATCATATAGAAATCTATAAACGTCTTCAAAATCATCCAAATTACTATCTGCAAGTATTTGTCTAATGTTTTTAAAACTAGTTTTAGATGGTGATTTAAGTTCTTTTAACAGAGCATCTTTATAACCACCTGTTAAAACAGTTTTATCTATTTTAAGATAATAGTCATTAGCACCTCCATCAACAGTATTTACTTGGCAGGTATTAAGTATTTTTCTAACATCAGGATAATGTTTATTAACTACTAATACTAAATCTTCTACTGTATATTCAATGTTTTCTTTATCTAGAATAACAGATACATGTTGTGCTACTTCTTTTTTAGATGGAGGTGTAATTTTTAATACTTGACAACGTGATTGAAGGGGATCGATGATGCGTTCAAGGTAATTACATGTTAAAATAAATCTAGTAGTACGAGAGTATGTCTCAATAATGTTTCGTAATGAGGCTTGAGCTTGAATAGTTAAAAAATCTGCTTCATCTAAAATAACAATCTTAATAGGTTTGAATGAAGCACTTGAAGCGAACCCTTGAACTTTATCTCTAATTGTATCGATCCCCCTTTCATCACTTGCGTTTATATATAAGTAATCACAATCAAAATTATTTACAATTAACTTAGCTAATGTTGTTTTACCTGTACCAGGTGTACCATACAATAGTAAGTTTTGTAAGTCATTGTTAGCAATATATTTGCTTACAATTTGTTTTAATTGCTCATTACCAACATATTCATCTAATGTTTTAGATCTATATTTTTCTACAAATAAACTATTTTCTTTCATATACGTGAATATACGAAAAAAGGGCCCGAAGGCCCAATTTTATTTAAAATTTATAAAAACCACTTACAATTCCTTTATCTTTTATTTCTTGAATGTTTTTGCCTAGTTTAACAGGTACTTTTCCACTTTTTTTATTAAGTGAATCTCTATAATATATTTGGTCCCAATCACCTGTTTTTAAACTTACTATCTCCTCAGTCCAAAAACTATCTCCCTCGAATAAATGTCTAGAGTATCTATGATGTTTGTTAACTATAGTTAGAAACTCACGAGATGTATGGTTTTTATACTCAATTCTGTAGCATGTATTTGTTTCGTCTTGATCAGCGTCATGTTTCCATTTAATTATGTACCAATTTGTAAGATACCCAGTTTCTAAGTAATGAAAATATTCTTTAGAGTTAGTCATACCTCGTCCATAGCTAATCATAACCCAGTCTCCATTTTCATCTTGTTCTACTACGTTATTCTCTATAAGAGTTTTTAATGGAAAGTGGTGATGGTATTTAAATTGTTGTGATTCATGAATACCTTCTTCAAGTGGTTTAATCTTACTCATAATTTATGTTTTTTAATTATGAGGTAAATATACGAAAAAAGGCCTGGTTTTCCAAGCCTAATTTAAAATAGATTTATTATACATATTATAATATTTTATTACTTTTATTCCTATTCCCAATATATTCAGTATATCCAAATGATTTTGCTATTTTTGTAGTTTTAAACAAAGGTTGAGTGTTAGTATAATGAAAACTTCCATCTTTACTTAATGGAGTTATATGATCTATCTCCCAAACAGCTCCATAATTGTCCCAATTCATTTCAGGTAAAAATTGATTTTCAATATGTTTGTAAAAAACATCCCAAGAACATCCTAAATATTCTATACTTTTAGCTTGTTTTTTTAAAGAAACACTTATATAAGTCATAATAGAAGCTTGAGCTTTATACTTAGGATTTTTCTTTTTCCATTCCCTCATATATTTTGCTCTATCAGCTTTATTTTTTTGATAGTATTCTTTTTTCCAAGCTAAACGTTTTTCTTTATTTTGTTCGTATTCTTTATCTTGGTATTCTTTATATTTAGATGTTTTCCTATATTTTTTCATATGTTCAGTGTTACATGATTTACACATCCCATTATTATATTTTATAGGTTCCACATTGCATCTCTTACATATACTCATAATAAATATTTATCATAAATATATGGAGATTCTATTTTCTACCAATCACCATACATGTTGAATTTCTTTGGTGGTGGGGGTGGAGGCGGTGGAGCCTTTTCAACCACTACACTATCAATAGCGTATAATTCACCTTTAATAGGTGATAATCTAAAATCACATTGTAGTCCTCCAACTTCTTCAAAATAACCCTCTAACGCATCAGTTAATGATGGATATATATGGTTAGGATCACTTAGCAAGGCCCACCTATCTGAAGGTGGGACTCGCTTAGCGATTAATACTAATTCTTCTTTTAGTTCTTTTTCCATATAAATCCGTTTGAGCTTTTTGTTTTACCTAACATACAATTATTTATTCCTTGGTAATTTATGTTTAAAGTAATAGCTGCTTCTTTTTGTGATTCCCATTTTTTAATAAAATTACCTTTTAAATCATATTGAGAAACAGGAACACGTTTACTTAAATTAGGTTTGCCTTTTTTAGCTTTACTTACATTTAAACAATGTTCTTTACTTTTCTTTTTGCCAGTCAATGATTCACTTACTTTAGAATTTCTACTTTCAGTATATATCTTTTCATTCCATTTAGTAATATCACGACCTGTTAAAGCTTTAGATATTTTATCTTTAGTTGATTGTTCTAAATATCCTCCTGCTTCTTCATCTAACCTACAATTTAAACCTTCTTTAACTGTATTAAAATATATTTTCCAGTATTTTTCTCTTTGGCCTAGTACTTCTATTTTACACTCTTCTAATACTTCAAAAATATGATTTTCCCATCCGTATTTTTTTAATGAATTAAAAATAGCAGGTTGGGTTTTACAATCATAATTTTTATAGTGAGATTTTCTATTCTCTATATTAATACTTTGACCAATGTAAATCTTACCTGTTGGGTTTGTTATTTTATAGATTCCTATCATTTATTATAAATATGCCCACCTCTTGCGAGGCAGGCATAATATAATTAAATATTAGAACATACCATTCATTCCCATCATGTTATCTTCTTCTTTTTTACTTTCAGGTTTATCAACTACAACTGCTTCAGTTAACAATATAGTTGAAGCTACTGACGCTGCGTTTTGAATAGCACATCTTGTAACCTTGGTGGGATCAATGATACCAGCTTCTTTCATGTTTACCATTTTATCAGAAGTGATATTGTATCCTTTCCAATTGTCTTTGCCTGTTAATTTGTTAATTAACCCAAATGACTCTTGGTCAGTGTAACCAGCATTAGATAAAATCTTCATAAATGGTGATGCACATGCTTTATAAACAATGTTTCCACCTGTTGTATGACGATTTACAATTGCTTCCCTAGCATAGATTAAAGCAGCACCACCACCTGGAACAATACCTTCTTCAATTGCGGCTTTAGTTGCTTGAAGTGCATCGTCAACGCGGTCTTTCTTTTCTTTAACTTCTGTTTCGGTATTTCCACCTACGTGGATGATTGCTACTCCTCCGATGAATTTCGCCAATCTTTCTTGGAGTTTTTCTTTTTCAAAGGGTGAAATTGCTTTTTCGATTTGTTGCTGTAGCTCTTCAATACGTGTTTCAATTCTTTCAGGTTGTCCTTTTCCATCAATAATGGTTGTTTGATCTTTTGTTACTGTTATAACTCGGGCTTCACCAAACCATTTTGAGTCAAAACGATCTAATTTCATACCCTTGTCAGTACTAAATACCTCACCACCTGTTAAAAGTGCGATATCTTCTAAAATCAATTTTCTACGATCACCAAAGTCAGGAGCTTTAACTGCTGCTACTTTAAGTGTACCTCTCATTTTATTTACAATCAATGTTGCTAATGCTTCACCATCAATGTCTTCAGCAATGATAAACAATGGACGACCTTGAGATGATACTGCTTCTAGCAATGGCAACAATTCCTTAATTGAAGTAAATTTCTTATCAGCGATAAGAATCAATGGATTGTCTAATGTACAAGACATTGTGTTGTTGTCTGTAACAAAGAAGTGAGATTTGTAACCACGATCAAACTGCATACCTTCTACTGTTTCAAGATAAGTATCACCTGATTTTGATTCCTCAATATAAACTACTCCCTCACGACCTACTTTTTGCATTGCAGTTGCAATCAACTTTCCTACTTCAGGATCATTGTTTGCAGAAATAGTAGCTACTTGTTCCAATTGATCTTCAGAACTGATGTCTTGTGAAATACCTTTACGTAATTCTGTTACTACATCTTTAACTGCCGCATCAATTTCACGCTTAATAGTTACAGCGTTAACTCCATTATTCAATGATGTTAAACCTTCTTTAACCATGTTTTGAGCCAACAATGTAGAAGTAGTTGTACCATCACCTGCACCATCAGCAGTTTTGATAGCTGCTTGTTTAACCATTTGTACACCCAATTCTTCAATTGGATCTTCAAGTGAGATACTTTTTGCTACTGTTACTCCATCTTTTGTTGATTGTGGGTAACCACCTTGATTTGCTATAACCACATTACGACCATTTGGGCCTAATGTAGATGTAACTGCGTTTGCTAATTTGTCAATACCAGTTACAAGTTTTTTCCTTGCTTCGGGACCGAATTCAATAATTTTACTCATAATTTATTCTGCTGTTTCAATAATTGCTAATACTTGATTTTCTGGGCACACCCAATATTCTTGACCTTCTAGTTCAATCTTATTAGGGCCTAATGCTGGTAGCATTACTTCTTGTCCTACTTGTAATACTGTTGGAATGAACTCACCTGAGTAAGATGATTGTCCTGGTCCTACAGATACAATAGTACCAATAAGGGCTTTTTCTTTACCTAGATCTGGTACGATGATCCCTCCATACATCGTTTCTTCTTCTTCACGGGGTTTAACTATAACCGCGTTAAATGTTGCTTTTAACTGTTTCATATATTTACCATTTGTTTGATTTCGTTTCTTACTGATTCCCAAGCATCAATGTATTCTCTAATTGAGTTAAATACTGGGCGGTCTTCTACTTTCATTTTTGCAATAGAATTTAAAGCTGAAGAGATATCATTGTGGAATGATAGTGTTTTAACACTTTCTTTTTCTCTAACTTTGCGACCTCTACCTGTATTGGTGCCAGGTAATACTAGTTGATAGACAGTATAACTATTACTATCTTTACCAATAAAATAGGGCTCAAGGGCTGGATCCTTGATCATCGTCATTGAAGACGGTAATTGATTTTCACTCATAACTTTTATTTAAATATACGATCTCTTTTTTAAAAAACCAAATATTTTATTATAAATATAATAATTATTGTTCTTTTGCTACAATGTAGTAAACACTTGTGAAAGTTTTGTGGTTAAATGATAATTTCATTAAACCATTACCATTTACATGAATACTTCCGTTTTCCATATCTTTATTAGCTACTAACACTTCTTTTAATAGAACCGAATTATAGATTAATTCAAATCGAGTTCCACTGTTATTTTCTAGATTTTGAATGGAGTAACTTACTTTATTAGCGTATTCGACATCACCTCCAAAAACAAACTCTAAACCGAGTAAACCCGGTGTTATAACAACGCTTTCACTATTTGATAATGCGTTTTTGGCTTTAATTAATGCTGTTACTACCTCATCAGTTAATGTTGTTTCAACATCATATTCTTCAGGCCCATTATAAGTACCGGATTTAGGTATAATAAAGATATCTGATAGTGAGTAGTTTAGATTATATTGGTTATCCGATATAAGTAATTTAGTAAGTATTGTTCTGTCTTTAACATAGTCTAATACTAAGTCACCACTTGTAATTGATATTAATTTATCTAATTGAGTAGTATCATTAATCCCTATTTCAGATTCAGGTAATGGAAAATCATTATAAACAACTGTTCCTATCAATTCACGAGACGGAGCTGTAAAGTTAATAGTTAGTTGTTTGTTTTTATTAACTGTCCATTTAACACTTTCAATTAAACCATTTAAATGGTATTTTTCAATAACGGATTGTAGTTCTAATTTTGATATCATGATTGTAATATAATAAATGTTTTTAGAAGGCAAAGAATTTTGCAACATTAGGATTAAGAGCCGGGAACTCCCACTTTAGATCCTTGTATAGTTCTTTTAATTTGTTTAATAATAATGATTCAAAAATCTCATCTACATCAATATATGTCTTAACAAACGCTTCTATTTCATCAGGAACCTTAGCGTTTGGTAATCCAACTGTTTCTAATTTATAAGGATTAGCTTTTAGGTTAATAATAAAAATTTTATCACCTTCAATAATTGATTCATACTGTTTATCTAATCTCTTAAATTTAAGCAAGTCATTATATCGAACTGCTGCTTTAGTATTAGCGGGTGCTTTTAATCTAAATGAACTAAACATTTCACCTGAGCGAGCTGGTTGGATGTATGAGGCAATTTGTTTTACTCCAGTTGGTTTGCCTAACTCTCTAGGGTCTAATGTCTTAACTAATTTATAGAAGTTAATAATTGAATTATCTAATTCATGTTTTGGTTTACCAAACAATATGTCTTTAATAAATTGTTCACCAAATCCTTTGAATCGTTTATTCATATTGGATTTCATCAACTCTAGACCTTTCATATCTAGTTCTTCAACAGCAACACCTTCCTTATTAGTAACATACATCGCGTATCTTCTCTTACCAGTAACTAAGATACCAGTGGCGATTACTTCTTGTTTTAGCTGGAAGTAATGTTTAGAAGCATCAATGTTAAATAATTCTTTACACATCGTATTCAAGTTAAAGTTTGCTTCATCTTGAATTTCAAGTGCCATTTCTAATATGTACTTGTCTTTCTCTTCTTTAGTAGCATTAGGATATCTATGTCTTAATAAGTCACCTAATTCAATATACATAGAGTCAGTATCACTAATACAAATATATTGTTTATCTTCAGATTTTAACTCAGTGTTTAATTTATTATTAGTAAATACAATTGACTCTTGGGTCAATCTTTGACCTGTATTAGTAATAGCAGCACTACAAATTAATTGACCATCAGTATATCTCCATCCACTCTTAGCGAATGTACCATACATAGCGTTCTGTAAGATCTTAAATGCATGTTGGAACAGATCGTATAATTTATAATTAGCCCAATCTTCAGATTTACCTGCTGTTTTCTTTAAACCTCTATAATGTTCTCGTTTCTCAAACCAACCTTCCAAAATCTTAGCAACTACACTTTTTTCATCTGTTCTAAACATTGCGCCAGAAGCAGATATTGTAAAATTATTTTCTTCAATGATTTCAATAAGTTTACCTATAGTAATCTTAGCTTGAGTTGTAGTGTAATTTTTCTTATTTACTTTTTCAACAATAACCTCTTCATTTGGATCACGTTCTCTAAGTTTTTCTAAACTATGGTTCTGTTCATAAGTTGGTCTATCATCTACTTTAATTCTACCAACTAATGTTTCAATACCTAAATTAAGTGATTTAATGATTGAAGGATATAGTGAAGTAAAGTCTAAGTCAATAACATCAAAGTACAAACCAGGTATTGGTTCTAATAAATAACCACCAGCATAAGTATCTTTAAATGATTTTAACGCTGGGTTGTGAGTGGTTGGTTTATTTGGTGATACTATGCCTTCACGTTTTAAGTATTTAAGAATAGCACCCTCATTCATAACTGTATTCCAATAAATTGATTCATATGGAATATTACAAATATGAGAGATCATTATTGT